CAGGGGCTCCAGCAGGGAGATGGTGCGGCGCAGGTCAGACGCGCCTGCGGCCATGAGGCTGCGCACGTAGGGGTCGATGGGCGAACCGATGTCTGACACGGACGCCGTGATCGACTGCACGCGGGCCTTGAGCGACCTGATCCCGTCCGGTGCCAGATAGAGCACGTCGCCTGAACCGTACTGGCGCACGCTCTTGGGAGCGTACGTGCCAGCCTGACGGAGGGTCTGGACGTGCTGGTTCTTGTTCGGGTCAGGATCAACGAACCAAATCTGGCACGCCTGCTCGGAGAAAATCGCCAGCTTGTCGTAGTAGACCTCCAGACCCACGAGGGTCTGCATTTCGCTGTCTTCTGTCGCAAGGTTGATGAAGCCCGCGCCGTTGGTGGCCGTCGTCCAGTCGTTCGGATTGCCGACCGACGAAAAGTACAGGTTCGATCCTTCGACCGAGTAAATCTTGGACTTGTAGGTGCGGCACGAAACGCCTTTGGCGTCAGGCACCAGAGCACCGTTGTAGAAGCGGTAAACCAAACCATCGCTGCCGCGCACGATCACGAAGAACTTGCCGTTGTAGGTGTCCCAGTCGAGCAGCGCGGCGATGGTCACGCCCGCTGGCATCGCAACGGAATGGACGCCCAGCGTCGTGGCGTTGGGCGGGACGTTCGTTCCGTTCGCCACCAGAGTGTAGACATCCCAGCCGATGGCCATAAGGCCAGCGGACGCCCCCGGCGCGGTGAAGGTATTCACGAAGGACTGCCGCTTTTCGATCTCACCACCCGGCGTCACGTGCGCGTTCTTGAGCATGCGCAACGTGCCCGCCGGGGCCGTGAGAGAAGACTTCCTCACGTCCATGCCTGCGGCGAAATTGTCTACGGAGTAGTATGGCAAGGTTTACTCCGTGGGGGTGCGGAAGCGACGGTCGCTTCCCGGGGCCATCGCGGCGGCGATCTGGGCACCGCTCATGACCGGGATTTGACGCTTGTCGGCTCCCATGTTGGCGAGCAGCCTGCGCAGGTATTGCTGCGCCTTCTGGAGCTTGAGCGAGGCGTTTTCGGCCTTCTGCGATGCGAGGATTTCGGCGGCCGCAAAGAGCGTGATGAGGGTGCTGTCGAGGACGCAGATGTCGGTGTCAGCGACGAGCGGATTGCACGGGGCCTGACCTACAAAGCGCAATGCGCCATCTTGGCCGGGCATCGGAAGCACCCTGAACTGCCCTGCTGGCACCACCTTGCCGTTGGTGATCTTGACGGAGTTCGCCCAGCGAGCCGGGGGCCACGCTCGGGTCTGGTATTCGTTCGTGTGCCCCATATCGATGCCGTAAAGCACCGGATCGAACTTGGTGCCGTTGCGGGCGAACACCTTGTTGATGGCGTCGAAGGGCATCTCCGGGGGGTAGTCGTAGACTTCCTGCCCGGCGAACAGCGGGTGATCCACCGAATACATGAGGTGGGGCCAGTCGTAGCTTTCCCAGAGTTCTTGCTGCTGGCGGGCGAGCGCAAGGTCGTACTGACCCTGCGCGTTCACACCCTGCGCCGCGTTGAGCGTCTGGCCAACCTCAGCACGAAGCTGGCGACGGAGTTCGGAAAGCTGGACGCCTACAGGCATGTTCAGTCCTCGGCTTCGGCCGTTTCGAGCGGCGGAATGGTCGTGGTGGTGCCACGACGCGTGATCTTCGCGCTCTTGGCGGTGTCATCGCTCGGCAGCACGGTGCCGGGCATTTCCAATTCCATGACGGGGCTCTTGCCCGGGTAGAGGCTGTCAACGATGGCCGGATTGTAGATGCCGCCGAGGCGCTGCTTTTCCTGCGCGCCCGTGGTCTTCACAGCCCGCACCGCTGAGATGTTGAAGATGGCTTCCTCGCCGTGGAGGAACTGGAGCACGCCAATTTCAGGCCACGATACGGGGTTCGCAGGTCCACGAACCATGATGTTTCCCACATCACCAGCGATCATCACAGAACAAGTGCAGATGTGCATTTAGCTCTCCAAGTTAAAAGAGACGGCGGGCGTTGTTGCCCGCCGTCTCTCGCGTTAGCCTACGTAATGTCGATCACGAGATGGCAGTTGGCCTGCGTCATCACCATCTGACCCGTCGAGGTCACGGAGCGATACAGGACGAACTGGTTCGCCGGGCGGGCCGGGGTGTGGTCCTTGCGCCATTCTCCCTCCATAGCCATGAGGAACAGGCGCTTGCTGTCGAACCAGTAAGCGCGCTTCGACATGCCCATGTCGTCAAGGGTCGGATCGTACTGGATCGACTGGCCAGCGAAGGACAGCGTACCCACGGCACCATCGATGGACTTGTTGAAGCCCGTGTCAGAGTAGCCGCCGTTCGCACGGATTTCCTTCTCCATGGCGTCGAGGAAGGCCGAGCCGCAGAGCATGGTGTCAGGCTGACCGCCGAAGCGGATAAGCTGACGACGCTCGTACTGGAGGGCCTGCAACAGCGTGCCGCCGTTGAGAGGCGAGGACGTGACTGCATCGCCGCCGTGAGCCGAGAGCGACGGGGTCGCCGTCACCTTGGCACCGAACTCGGCGGTGCGGGCGCGGTTACGCCACCAATCAACCGTCGCACGATCCAGACCGCCCGCAGTACCGACCGACGGGTCGGCGGCAACGAGAAGCTGGATGCCCGCGAGGGCCTTCGGGTCGGCGGTGCCGTCACCGTAGAACAGGCCGTTCATGGAACGAGCGTACTGCTCGCCCAGTTCGCCCAGCTTGTCTTCCAGCAGGTTGACCAGAACGGTCAGTTCGCGCTGGGAGTGGTTGCTGGTGCTCTCACCGTTCGTATCGACAACGGAAATGCCGTCGATCTTGAGTTCGGTGTGGGTCAGGGTCAGACCGATGTGATGCTCACGCCAAGCGTAAGCAGCACGCTTGATGTTGGCCGGGGTGAAGAAGTTTACGGTGTCGTTGTGGGTGTAACCCTTGAGGACATCGTTGCCCGAACCGTCGCCATACTGGCCCTTAACGGCGAGCGAAATGTTGCCCTTGCCGCCCGGGAACGTCTTCTTCTTCCGTTCCATCTTGTCAAGCAGCGGACGCGCCTGAATGGTCTGGTCGAAAAGATCACCCTTGTTGAAGTAGTAATCCATCGACGCATTGGCGACGTTTTCGATTTCTTTGGTGCTAAAGGCCATAGCCTACATCCTCATCATGCAGTACGGCGCGTGCGCGAGAGCCCAAGCATTGCTGCTTCCATCATGTTTTTGGGTTCTGCGGTTGCGCCAGTTGAGCGATGGATGCTTGAGGGAACCGGGGCTGTGGCCCGTGGCTTAGGAGCCATACGCGAGGTCATTTCATTGGCCCTGCGATATGCTTCCTGAGCGATTTCGACTGCGTGCTGGGGGCTTTGAGGGGCACCCACCTCGCGGACGACGGCCCACAGGAGGTTCTTCACCGCATCCTGTTTCATGCCGTAGTCGGGGTCTTGCTGACGGGTCCGGTTTTCCCAGTCGCTTACCGCCGACGCCACTTCATCCTGTACGCGAGCCACGTATGCCTGCTGGTTGGCAGTTTCCGTGGCCGTTTGGATGCGGTGCGCGTTGGCTTCCGCCATTTGGCGGGCGTATCGCTCCTGAGAAAAGTTGCGGGCTGCATCGGTCGTCATGTGACCCTGCTGAACTCGCACCGCGAGGTCTTGGGGCAAACGAAGACCGAGGGCTTCCTCGGCAACCTGAACGTAGGGCCTCACCCCCGCATAGAACGTCTGCCAGTCGCCCCGGCGCAGTGCAGCGCCAAGATCGAGCAGGACAGAGAAGTCCTCTTTCTGGATGTCATTGCGCTGGAGAAATTCACGCACCCCATTGCCCATTTCGGCCGCGCCCCGAAGGGCTTGGTTTTCGGCATGGAGGTCGTTGCGCTGCTCCAGCAGCTTTGAAATCCGCTTGCGGGTGCGCGACGTGTACCTGCCCATTTCCTCCGCTGTGGGATCGTCGGGTAGGTCTTCCTGCGCATCCTGTCCGTCGGCCGTTTCCGGCTGCGACTTATCCGAAGCGGGCGCGGCTTCGGTTCCGGGGAGCTTCACGGCGTCGTCAACGGGTGGCTTGACCACCTTCATGACGGCTTCCAGCAAGCTCTCCTTGCTTTCACCCTCGGGTGCGCTCGACGGTTGCGCGGATACGTCGGTAGGGGAAGTTGCCGGGCTTTCCGGCGTCGTGTTCTCAACCGCAGAAGCCGTAGCTTCCGAGGTTACGGTTTCGTTGACAGATGGCGAACTGTCGATGTCCATGACGCCTCCAACTAGCGAGCCGTAGGCTCGTGTTGGTTTGTGTCTGT